ATGCCGTCTCCACGATTCCGCATCCGCAAAATGACTCTCTCCCGCGCCCTGGACAAATACCTGAAAACCGTCTCCGTACACAAAAAAGGGCACCTTCAGGAGTTTTATCGCGCGAATGTCATCCGACGCTACCCCATCGCACAGCGTTTCATGGACGAAATCACCACCGTGGACATCGCCGCATATCGCGATATGCGACTCGCTGAAATTAATCCCCGGACCGGAAAAGCCATCACCGGCAATACCGTCCGTCTCGAGCTTGCACTGCTCTCGTCGATGTACAACATCGCCCGGGTCGAGTGGGGGACATGCCGGGATAACCCCGTTGAACTGGTGCGTAAGCCCCGTGTCTCTCCGGGACGGGAACGACGTCTGACGTCTTCGGAAGAACGCAGGCTTTCCCGCTATTTTCGTGAACGCAACATGTCCCTGTATGTCGCCTTTCATCTCGCGCTGGAAACCGCCATGCGACAGGGCGAGATTCTGTCACTCCGCTGGGAACACATTGACCTGCGACATGGTGTGGCTCACCTGCCGGAAACAAAGAACGGGCATTCGCGCGATGTGCCTCTCTCCCGCCGGGCGCGCAACTTCCTCCAGATGTTGCCTGTGGCGCTGCATGGCGGGGTCTTTTCCTACACCTCTTCCGGCTTCAAAAGCGCCTGGCGCATCGCCACACAGACCCTGCGCATTGAAGACCTGCATTTTCACGACCTGCGCCATGAAGCTATCAGCCGTTTCTTTGAGCTCGGCAGCCTCAACGTGATGGAAATCGCTGCAATATCCGGCCACCGCTCAATGAATATGCTCAAACGCTACACACATCTCCGTGCCTGGCAGCTGGTCAGCAAGCTGGATGCCCGTCGACGCCAGACGCAGAAGGTGGCCGCCTGGTTTGTTCCTTACCCCGGACACATCACCACTGACGACGGGCAGACAGTGAGAATTGATATCTGCGACTTCGACGACCTGTCCGTGACGGCGGCAACCCGGGAGGAAGCCCTGTCCCGCGCCAGTGAGGTACTGCTGCGGACACTGGCCATCGCCGCCCAGAAAGGTGAGCGCGTTCCGGCCCCCGGTGCACTCCCCGTCAATGACCCGGCGTTCGTCATGGTCTGCCCTCTGAATCCGCAGGGTGCCCTGACCGCACAGGTATAATGCATAACGCATACAAAGAGCGAGTCGCAACGACTCGCTTAACACATTCGATCTGCATGATCGAAATTACTCGTTTCACCACAAAAAAATGAATCGGTAAAATAACCTCATGAACTGAAAGATGTTTTTCAGGCGGAGACGTAATGAAACTGAACACAACCGGCATAGCAGGTCAGCTGATGCTCTCGCTCGACAGAGACGTGATTGCCGAAAAGCTCATCCACGACCGCAGAATCAACCCCACGCCGTTGCAGGTCCGCTACCCGCAGGGCGTCCGGGATGTGCTCGTCATGATGAGCGAACAACTGGCGATTTCTGTGGCCGATTTAACCCGTATCCTGCTTGAGGACACGCTGCACAACATGTTCCTGCCCGCCGGCAATGCCGCCGGTACCGTGGCAGAACGCCTTGAGCTGCTCATGCAGGCACACAACCTCACCGCGACAGAACTGTCGTCTCTGCTGTCGCCCTGGAATATCCGCGCCTCTGTTCTTCGGGAGCCGGAAAACTGACAGACTGGCTGTCCCCTGACGCTCTGGGCTGGCTGGCAGACTGCTTCTGCGTCAGTCCGGACTGGCTGAGCGGGCGGGAAAGTTATCCTGTCGCCCGCGCGGGTGAATGGCCGGACAATGCAAATGCATTCCGGAAACTCATCAGTGACGAAAAAAATACGGATATTATTTTCTGGCACGGTTTTCCCGTTTGCCGGAAATAATGCCAGAGAATATTGCGGTGTGATATTGCGGCAATGCACACACGTAAATAATGCCAGAATATTCCCGGTACTTTCTTTATTACCGGTGGCAATGACAGAAGAAATTAATTTGTGGTTCTCAGGTGCCCTGAAAAGCAGGAAGCTGCCTGTGATGCCCCGGGCTGTATCCCTGCGCCCTGCTGCCGCTGAGGCACTCATTGCAGGAAGAATATTACCGGCACTCTGCCTGAACAGCGATTTATTGCCCTGGTAAAAAAAAACCGGGCAAACCAGCAGTAAAAAAATAATGGCACTTCGTGTCACGGGACTGTGTTGTCTTAAATCCGGAAAACAGGAAATTAAAAAATGCAGAAAAAATATATTTCGCGCACGCTGATTGCTTCCGCCGTTTTATTTTCTTTTAATGCGATGGCAGCAACTTCATATTTTGAAGCACGCAATGATTGCAATGGGTGGCACCGGGGTGGCATCCTCCCATTATGGTGTGGCTCCTCTGGCAAACCCGGCTTTACTGACAAAGCACAACAGCAATGATGATTTCAGCCTGTTACTGCCGTCCGTGGGCGCACAACTGTCAGACCCGAACGACATCGCTAACAAAGCCGATGACATTCAGGACGACTGGGATTGCCTTCGACCGCGCGGTCGACAGCAATTACGGTGTTGACCAGGCAGCGGCAAACCTGGAGACAGCGCCTGCTGGAGTTCCGCAATATCCACGCTGATGCGCAGGTGGGTGTTTCTGCCGTTGCGGCACTGCCGAATGACACGCTGCCGGTTGCCCTGATGGTGAAATCCTACGGTACGGTCAGCGTTGACGGCAAAGTCAGCGACGCCGATCTGGACTATCTGGAGAAAGTCGCCAACGGCACAATCACGGATGTGGACAAAAACGCGCTCACCTCCCGCGCGTATGGTCGTGCCGCAGTGGTCACTGATGTGGGTATTTCCTTTGCAAAAGAACTGGAAACCGTCGGTCAGAAATGGTCACTGGGCTTCACCCCCAAATACCAGCGCGTGGACCTGTTCAACTACAACGTCTCCGTGCGCGATTACGACAGCAGCAACTTTGACGGCGACAAATACCACAACACGAAAAACGGCGTGAACGCCGACATCGGGGCATACACCGACCTCGATGACAACTGGACGCTGGGTCTGGTTGCGCAGAACCTCATTTTCCGCGCAGCATCGACACGAAAGTGGTCGACGGCGTGAAGGAACCTACAGAATCCGTCCGCAGGCCACTGCCGGTGTGTCCTGGCACAACGACCTGTTCAACCACTGCACTTGATGTTGACCTGACGCCGGCCAGCGGATTCACCTCCGACAGCAAACGTCAGTTCGCCAGCATCGGCGCAGAATTCAACGCCTGGAAATGGACACAACTGCGTGCCGGTTATCGTCAGAACATGGCGAACAACAGTGGCAGCGCATTCACGGCAAGGTGTCGGAATTTCACCGTTTGATGTGGTTCACCTGGACATCGCCGGTCTGGTCGGTACTGACCATGACTACGGTGCGATGGCCCAGCTGCAGTTCACCTTCTGATGAACATGCCCCCCGCTCCCGGGGGTATTCTGCAACTGAACTGACAGTTATGCGTATCCTCAAAAATCGCTTTCATCTTGTGCTGGCAGGCGTCTCACTCGCGATCGTGTGTTTCCTGTACTTTTCGGCCCGCCATGTACCGGAAATATCCCCGGATGCCGTGGCCGAACGCAGTCACTCCGCCCGTATTCTGATCCTGATTCGACACGGGAGAACGTTGTGACCGCTCCGACAATCCATGCTCAGCCGGCCCTTCCGGCATTACCATTCCCGGTGCATATCGTGGCGTGGAAATACGGAACACAGTTCAGAAAGCACATACCGTTGTATGCCCTGTACGCCACGGGATACCGTCAGAACAATACAGACAGCCCGTTACTTTGGCAGACAGGAAGCTCAGGTCATTAAAGCACTGGGATATTGTGATGAACGCCTGCTCCCGCTTCTGAGGTCATTATCAGAAAGCACGCAGGAAGGCGTTTCCGTTATTTTTCACGCATAATCACAGCCATCGTGTCGGCCAGCACCTGCGCGGTGCGGGTGTAGTTTTCAAAGAGGAACAGCGGGTCATCAGAGCAGGTACGGTTACCCCAGAAGCGGAAACCGTCGCGGCGAATCAGCGTAGTGACGCCTGACTCATTAAGCAGGTCAGCATCGGTGCCGGACTCCTGCAAATCCCAGAATACAGAGGCGCTGATGCCGGTAACACCGTTCACCCCGACGTTGGACAGCGTTTTATGCCAGCCCTGCTCCTGGTCGATTTTAGCGCGCAGACCCAGCGCACGGGCGGTGGCATACGCGGTGGCGGTGGTACTGGTGACCGTATCCCATGCGAGGAAATCCGGCCAGATGACCATCAGCTCACGCTGGCTGAAATTCTGGCGGTAGGCTTTCACCTCGGAAATGGTCTTACAGCCCCATGCGCTGATATATCCGAAAGCGCGCAGCTTCTGACAGACTGATGCCAGTGCAACAGCCACCTCTTTGGTGTCCAGTCCCGGCACGCCGAGAATACGCGGTTTAACACCGGTAACAGACTCCGCCGCCAGCAGGGCTTTCAGTCCGGTGTACTGACCGTTTTCGTCGGTGGTGCCGATGATATTGGAAACAGTCTGCGCGAGTTTCGTTTCCTCGTCGTCGCCGGTGCCGTCTTCCACACGCACGACAAACGGTGACCGGTTTTGACTGGTCGGCGATGGCCTGCAACGATGCCGCCAGCGTGCCTTTTTTACCGGCCTTTGCAATTGCGCTCTGCACATTGGTAATCAGCACAGGTTTATTGAGGGGGAAGGTTTCCGCATCCGCATCGCTGGCCGTGCAGACCATGCCGACAATGGCAGTGGATACGGTGGAAATGACGCGGGTGCCGTCGTTAATCTCCAGCACCTGCACGCCGTGATGATAGTCACTCATCCGTTTAACTCCGTGGTTAATGGGTGAGTGATATTTTCAGTTGTGCCGGAGATGTCAGGCTATTTGTCCCGGTTGGCTAAGGGATGACACAATTTATTCTTTATCGCTGATGAGGGAAATTTTTTATAGAGCGTGGACAGGCCAATATCAAAAATCAGTGCCACGCGTTGACGTGACTCCCCTGCAGCCAGCAAACGCCCGACCTGCTCCCACTCACTCGTGGTGAGTTTAGGACGTCTGCCACCAATACGACCTTTGGCTCTGGCCGCTTCCAGCCCGGCCCGAGTCCGTTCGACAATGAGTTCTCGTTCCATTTCAGCCAGGGCACCCATCACATGAAAGAAAAAACGCCCCATCGGCGTGCTGGTATCAATAGCATCTGTCAGGCTGCGAAAATTAATGCCGCGTTCGCGCAGTTCCTCAACCAGAATGACCAGATGCCGCATACTACGCCCCAGCCTGTCCAGCTTCCAGACTACCAGAGTGTCACCTGCTGATAATGTTCTGAGCAGTTTTTTCAGCCCCGGTCGGTCGGACTTCGTGCCGCTGATTTTATCCTCAAAAATCAGCTCACATCCTGCGCACTCGAGCGCGTTACGCTGCAATTCCGTGTTCTGGTCATTTGTTGATACACGAACATAACCTATACGCATAAAAATCCCTATAAAAACAGAATAATGACACAGAATTATCTATATATGTACAAGCGGACAAGGCTATGGAGCTCTCAGTTACAGTAATCTTGCTGGATAAGAATATTTACTGATAGTGGATACATAGCCCACTTAGCATTCCCATGTGAAACAAATAAGTATGGTAAGATAGGTTGACCTCAATAAAAGGAAAATCTGATGAACATCGATACCAATAAAAAAACTACCACACTGAAATATTTTGTCGAAGCCTATCCAGAGAGAATCACTGTTCAAGCGTGGGAACGCCTAGTCAATGAAATTGGTGATTTAAAAGAAGTTTATGGATATATCGCCTTTCTGCATGACGATGGGTATCTTACAGGAAAGGTAATCTTCGATGGTTCTCCTGAAAGTATTGATGGATGGAGTGTAGATACTGCCTCTCTAAGGATTACATCACAAGGTTATCATTATTGGAAAAAATTAAACCCTACAACACAAGGGAGTAGCGGAATCCTCAGAAGGAACAGATAACTAATAAAGATGGTAGCACCATTTGGTGTTACCATCTTAAAATATACCGTTACAATCAGCACTTTCCATTTTTATCTAACAATCAATACTAGGACACTCCCTTCTTTCAACATCATATTTAACCGATTCCATAAAACGTTGGTTTGGGAGAAGGTTCTGCGTTGCCTGTTGGCATACCAGTTCCTTGGCCTTCAGCTACGCCGCCAACAGGCTGGCTGAAATGCAACGGGGCTGCTTTTTCGGCTGAAGAATACCCGGAACTGGCAAAGGCTTACCCGACAAATAAATTGCCTGATTTACGTGGTGAGTTTATTCGTGGCTGGGATGACGGGCGGGGGATTGATACAGGTCGCTCTATTTTAAGTATTCAGGGGTATGCAACGGAGGATCATGCTCATGGATTACCGTCAAGATCCACGATTGTGACTGATGCAACGATTAATTTCTATTTTGATGAAAGCTGGGTAAATAGTGGCACTGACATTATCAAAAGAGGAAACACAAACGATGCTGGATTACCAGCACCGGATTATGGAACCTTTAAAACATATAAACAATCAGTGGCTGGTTTAGGTGCCGCAGCCTCAGAAACGCGTCCGCGTAATATTGCATTTAACTATATCGTGAGGGCAGCCTGATGCATAAAGCAATATTAAATAGTGAGCTCATTGCAACAAAGGCAGGGGATGTTACCGTTTATAACTATGATGGTGAAACACGGGAATATATTTCCACTTCAAATGAATATCTTGCCGTTGGTGTCGGCATTCCGGCATGTTCCTGTTTAGATGCCCCTGGCACACATAAGGCTGGTTATGCAATCTGCCGTTCTGCAGATTTTAACTCATGGGAATATGTGCCAGACCATCGCGGTGAAACGGTCTATAGCACCGAAACAGGAGAATCAAAAGAAATCACCGCTCCGGGTGATTACCCTGAAAATACAACCACTATCGCCCCATTAACGCCATATGATAAATGGGATGGTGAGAAATGGGTGACGGATACCGAGGCACAGCATAGCGCCGCAGTAGATGCAGCAGAAGCACAGCGCCAGTCGCTGATTGATACTGCAATGGCTTCCATCAGTCTGATTCAACTGAAATTGCAGGCCGGACGTAAACTGACGCAGGCAGAAACAACCCGGCTTAACGCTGTGCTGGATTACATTGACGCGGTGACGGCAACAGATACCAGCACCGCGCCGGATGTCATCTGGCCTGAACTGCCGGAGGCGTAGGCCATTCAATATCTGGTGCACTGGAGGTATCAACCAGCTCCAGTGCATCCAGATAATCCAGCCACAAATTATATTGCGCCAGTTCCTCACCTTTCAGACGACCAATAGCGGCTTTACCGGGCCATTGCTTACTGTTCATGTATTCGTTGGCCTGGTTAATTAGTAGCTGTCTTTCTGATTCAGTAATTTCAATAAGCTCTTCATGCGTGGGTGGAGGAATATCTGCCCACGCAGGCAGCCCATCATCTCCGGCAATACGGATTTTTCCTTGTGGCGGTTCAGCCATAAACTCACTGATAATATTTTGATTTACTTCCTTAGCGTCTGATAAATCCCATCCCTCTGATTTATATTTATCAATCATATCCACAGGGAAAAAAGCATTATGCCTTGCGCTATAAACATATTCGTTCATATAAATCACCCTGAATAAAATTACTCACCAACAGCCCACCAACTGTAATTCATCGATACCGTGTCGCTGGTTGATGACGTTCTGTAAGCAGAATTAAAGCCGGTTAACGTTGGGCCTTCTGCAGTCATCACGAACCCTCGCCCAGCGCCTAAAGGCGCACCGCCATCACCAGAATGAGTAAGCATGGCGCAGTCCGCTTTTTTGGGGAAAGGGATGCTGAATGTAATTCTCATTGTTTGCGTCGATAATGTCGGCGTAACCGCACCACGACCATATTGCAGGATTTTCCCGTTGGGTAATTTCATCCATCCATCACCACTGGCAAAAGAGGCCATGTCCGGTATCTGATTTTCCCCTGTCCCCACATCCCGTTTTGCCGCTTCTCTCAAACCAAGGTATGCGAGAAGACCAGCTACATCCTTTCCACTCAAATGAGTCAGCGTCTCATCCAGTGGCTGCTTACCTGACAGCGCATTGTTAATGGTGGTGCTGAATTTCGGGTCATTGTTAATGGCCGCGGCAATTTCTTTCAGTGTGTCCAGTGTGGCTGGCGCACCGTTAATCAGAGCGGTAATAGCGGCCTGAACAAACTCAGTGGTCGCAATCCGCGTGGTGTTATTTCCTGCGGCAGGCGTCGGCGCTTTTGGTTCTCCGGTAAATGTCGGATTATGTTTCTGCGCATACTGGGTATGAGGATCCTGTGCGGCAATGTGGTTTCTCATCTGGTCATCCACATACAGCTTTAATTCCAGGACTTCATCATCCACGTATTTACGGGTCGCCAGTACCACCGACGGGTCGATTTTCAGCGTGATAGCTTCGGTATTCGTGACAACCAGAATCATGCGGATAGTCTGGGTACGACCACTGCCTTCCTGCAACTGCGGTTTGTACGTTTCCGGGCAGTTCGCCACCGCAATGAGTACGCCTTCATCATCATAAAGCCCAATCTCACGGATCCAGAATCCGCCCTCGTTCTCAGGGATGATTTGCTCCGCAATAATCTGGCTCTGGTTGTTCGGGTCAACACTCAGAAGATTCAGCGGCGCGATGCGTTTCTGGTTAATCAGTTTTGTCTGTGCCGGGTCTGGTGTCGGCAAGACACCATTCGCATCACCAACGGCCATTTGCGTCAGATTCAGCTTACTGCCGAGCATCGTCGCGTTAGCCAGCCGTGCTGCGCCCTGATTAGTCAGAATGGCGTAGTATTTCACTGTCATGCGTTTACTCTCAGGTTATCAATTAAATGAATGGCCGAGGCCGGGAAATAATCCCCTCCGACAATAATGGCCTCCGGGGTGTAGGGATAAACCGTCAGGGCGTCGCCGTGATAGCATCCCGCACCGGCAAAAATGTTGCCGGTTGTACTTAAACTGATAGCCAGTCCCGTCAGATGGCGGCTCGCCGGTTTTGCATCAGCAACGAGGCGCTCCAGCTCCTGATACATTTCTTCGGTAATACCCTGCTCAAGCACGCCAACAACGATACGGAACGTCCCCGGCTCCTCGTTGAGCTGCCACCACTCCCTCACCTCAATCAGATAGCCGAGCGGCTCCACCACACGCCGGATTGCACCTATAGTGCCTTTATGACAGTGAATGAAATACGCATCGCGGATAACAGCGCGTTTTGTCGCTTCCGGCCACTTATCATCCCAGCGGTCAACCGAAAATGACCACGCCAGCCACGGCAGCAGATTTGCCTGGCAGGTATCCGGGTTCCACAGTTCACGAATACTGACCGGCGTTTTTTCAATTTCCGCACAGGCTTTTGCGGCGGCGACTTCAAGCGGTGATGAGCCGGTCGGCAGCAGGCGCGAATCACTCATCCGAGCCTCCGGTCACGACGCGGTATTCGGTGCAGAAAGACGCCTGCGTGCTGTTAAGCACGATATCGGCCAGCGGTGCAGCCAGTTCGACACGCTGCACGCCTTCCACATGCAAAGCGGCATAAATGGCAGACAGACGGATGTCGCGCCCCAGCCGGTGCTGTGCCGTGACGTACGCTTCCAGTTTTTTCACGGCGGCGGCGCGGATGGGTTCGCTTTCGGGACCAGGGTAAAGGTAAAGCGTGGCGTTTATCTGGTATTCAACGATGGCGGCAGACTGCACGGTCACGCGGTCGGCCACCGGCCTGACGTCCTCGCCATTAAGGGCGTTACGCACCACCGCCAGCAGGTCTTCGGATGCGACACCGTTATTTTCACGTGACAGCACAGAGATGGTGACGCAGGCCGGAGAAGGACTGGTGACAGAGATATCCGCGACACGCCCGTCGGCACTTCGACCATGATACTGATAGGCCCCACCGACCCGGCGACGCTTAAACCTTCAAACGCCTGCTGAATACGCAGACGATAATCGGTGTCAGACTCCATCACTGCCGGTGTCGGCGGGATAGTCGAATCATCTGCCGGGGTGATAATCAGGCGCGTGGTGTTGTAATTGGCACCAATCACATCAAGGTCATTACCGGCGGCACAGGCCAGCATCACCGCCCGTGCGGCCTCATTCACACGCTGACGCCAGATAAGCTCACGATAAGCATTTTCCTCCAGCAGTTTGACGAGAGGCTCGGATTCCAGCGTCAGGGTACGGGCGACCGCCTCCTGCTGGTCTTCCGGGTAAAGGGAAATCAGTGTCGCCTTGCGTTCGGCAAGAATGGTTTCAAAGTCCAGCTCCTCGACCACATCCGGTGCGGGTAGCTGGTTCAGGTCGATAATCGGCATGGTTTCAACTCACAGGGATGGTTAACGAAAGTGGCTGGCCGGTGTCGTTGTGCTGGCCGGTTAACGTGACCGTCATTCGCCCGTCAAAACTGCGCTCAGTGGTGACGGATGACAGGGTGACGCGGGGTTCCCATTTCAGCACCGCCATGTAACAGGCGACCTTAATCTGCAACTCAAGCGCCGGGGTCTGCGGCTGGTCAATCATTGACTCCAGCAACGAGCCGTAATCACGACGCATCACCCGTGAGCCGACCGGTGTGCGCAGGATATCGCCGATACTCTGGCTGATATGCTCAAGGTCAGTGACAGTCAGGCCATCACTGCGATTCATTCCGAGATAACGCGCTGTCATAGAGGACTCCCGGTTGTGCCGCCGCTGTCGCCGGGGTGTTTATGGGTATGCAGTACCTTACCGTTTGATGAGAGTTCACCGCCGGTGTGTTCAATGTTGCCGCGCATCGTCCCGCCCTTCTGCACTTCCAGCGTGCCGGTAATCAGCCTGTTGGTGCAGACCACCTCCGGTGTGTCCAGGGTGACGCGGGTTGATGCTTTCACCGTGACCACCGGCACCGTGGCAGTAACAGAATCAGAAGCCGTCACGCTGGCCGTTTTAATTCCGCTTACCGTGAGTGCACTGGTTTCGGGTTCATACTCAATCACCGCCCCGTCAGGGAAACGGATATGCAGGGCATCCGCCGACGCAGACGGCGCGGGGTTATCGCCGGAATAAATCCCCGGCAGAACAAACGCCGTGTCAAGTTCACCGCCCACGGCCAGAATCAGCACCTGCTCCCCCACGGAAGGTGCCCACCATGTGCGCGAACGCCCGGCACGACAGGTCAGCCACTGAAGCCAGTCGGTGCACATGCCGCCGGTCTGCACACGGCAGCGACCGGCGTTAAGGTCGGTTTCGATGATAATGCCGGTGCGAATCATGTTGCGCAGTGCGCGCGCGAGTTCCTGAATATTTGCGAGAGTGTTCAT